CTCGGCGATGAGTTCCCGAATGTCGTAGGACACCTCATACACCACACACCCCCCTCTGACAATTGTTACCCCTTAGTGTGCAGGTGGGGGCTGAAGAACCACTGAAGGTCACCGGCCGACACGAACGAAACACTGAACCGCAGCACCAACCCGAGCCCGCCGCATCACCTCGCCGCCGTTCGAGTCATTCCCGACCGCCGTGTTCCCCTCGATCGCATGGAACACCATCGTCGTGCCCTTCTCGAACAACCCCACATGGTCGGCTATGCCGTTGCCTTCCCAGTCATAACAGACCAGATCCCCCGGAAGCGGCTTCTTCGTCACTGTGAGGCCGTTGGTGCCCTTGCGGGCGTCCTGGACGATGTAGGGGACGTACGCGTACCGGTGCGACCGCACGAACGCTTTAGAGCCGGCCCGGACGTAGCACCAGGTGACGAACATCGCGCACCACGGCCCCGTCACCCCATACCAATCACTGAACACCACCCGGTTACTGCCGGCAGGGTTCTCTTTCGTGCCGATCTTCGCCAAAGCCTGCTTCAACGCCTTCACCGCCATCGGCGTCTCCGACTGGGCCTTGGTGCGGAGCTCGCGGCGTTTCTGCATCTTCTCGTCCGGCTGCTCGAGCCCCTTCAGGTACCCGTCTAGCTTGTTCCCGTACGTCGGCCTCAGATCAATCGTCGAATACCCGAGCCAGTACTTCGCACGGATGCAGCCCCGCCCGGTTTCCTCGCCGAACACTCCGTCCACCGTCCCACGTAGGAAGTCGAGGCCGAACACGTTCGCCTGCTTGAGTACTTCTTGCGCGGCGGTGACGTGCAGGCCGGTCGTCATCGGGCTCGTAACGCTGAGGGTGTACATCAGATCGCCGCGCCTCCCGTGCTTGGGTTTCCGACGCCTAGGGTGACGTCGGGTGGCCGGCCGGGTTCGCCGCTGATCTCGATCCGCTGAATCCACAACGCCTGATCCAACCGTGTGCCGCCGCCGGGCGGGGTTCTGAACACTTCGATCTTGTCTCCGATCTCCCGCCGCATCACCCCATCCAGAACATCCACGTTCGCCATCAGAGGCTTCAGGCTGAGGATGCGGGACTGTGGCTGTTTGTACTTCGCAAGGAGGGCGTCCCCGATGGTGGTTACGTCCGCGTCCGACGTCAACGGCAGATCCGTCACCGACTTTGGGTAGTCGCCGTACTGGTCGATAGACGCCTGATCCGAAGACGAATCCAGGTCGCCGCCTGTCCGGGAGAGATCCCACCGGTTCGCCAAGTAGGAGTCGGAATAGTCCGGCGTCAGATCCGTGTACGGCAAGTCCGTGCCGTCGTCGTCGAACGTCAGCTGAACGGTGCTCCACGGCGCCACCGTCTTGTACGCCGCATCGAGCAGCGTGATCTCACCGTCAGCGGCGACGAACAACAGCCCTTCGGGCATCTCAGCTAAGGCGCACTTCTTCAACTCCGTGAGCGGATCCTGGCCGGCTTGGAACACCGGCTGCATCCCCCGCGTCCCCGTTCTAATGTTCCGTGGTGCATGGCTCGAGATGCTGTCGAGCACGTCAGTGGCGCGCAAATGGGCGAGGCCGACAGTTGATCCGCCACGGTAACCGCGGAGCGCCCCGGCCTGGTAGTGAGCCAATGCCCGGGCGACCGGCAGGGCGGTCTTCAGGTAGAAGGCTGTCTCGTCGAGGCTGATGCTGGTGACGAGCGCGATACCGTTGATCTGCGTCGGCGCCCCAGCCGCGTTCGTCGGCCGGAACGACCCCGTCCCCGACCCGGCAGTATTGTCCTGCACCCCGTTGATGAAGATGCGAAGGTTGGCGCCGTCGAGCTCGGCCACAAGGTGATACCAGACATTGTTCGACAGGGCGGTGTTGCTGGTGACTGTCCGCTGGGTGCCGCCGCTGTCGTTGATGCGGAACACCACCACGCCGGTCGTGTTCAACTCGAGCGCCCAGGTCATCGTGCCCGCGCTGGTGGATTCTGGGCCATGCATAAAGGCCGTGTTCCCGCCCGGGTTCCCCGTCTTCTGAAACCATGTCTCAACCGTGTAAGCGGTGCCGCCCATCGGGTCGCCGATATCAGTTGAGTTAGCAACGATCGAGAACGGCCCCGTCGACTGCATATCCAGGTAGCCGCCCAAACCCTCACTGATCGACTGGAGATCACCGGCGATCGGGTTCGTACTAAAACTCGACGCGAACCCGACGCCGTTCACGACAGTCCAGTCCTGGAACCCCTGCACCATGTGCGGTGTCGTCACCGTGTCCCACTCGAACCCGTTGTACGTCCAATGGAACGTCGGAAGCTCGATCGTCTCCATCGTCGTCGTCGACGTCATGTTCGCGTCAGACCAGCGCCAGTAGTTCGTCGGATTATCGAACCCCACCAGATCGGCGTACGTGTTCCGGGGCGGATCCATCGTCGGCACATGCGCCCGCGCCAACACCGCCAACTCATCCGTACACGACACCACCGCGACGGCGTCCATGCCGTCCGGCCATGTCTGCTGGTACGCCTCCGCATACCCCTTGAACACGTCATTAGTGGCGCCGTTGAACTGCTCACGCAACCACCACCTATTCCTCGGCCTGATCCCCGTGTTGTTCACCGGGTCATACTCTCGCGTCTGGTTGTCGAGGCTGAACGTGGCCGTCCCAGCGTCCACCTCGTCCAACTCTGTCTGCCGGCCTCGAGCCGTACTGAAGGTTCTCAGGTCAGGGCTCGCGTCCACCCAGGTCGGAGTAGAACTGTTGAAGTTGTCCGTGGAGTAGAGGAGGCTCCACCAGGCCCCGGTGCCCTGCCCCGGATACGTCGACGTGGACGGGAAATCAGTCGTTGACGGAAACCTCAGCGTCCCCGTGTTGACCGTCATCCAACTCTGACCATGCAGAACGCCGTCGTCGAGAACGTCAGGTTCCCGCCGCTGTTCTGGAACACCTGCAACTCCACGAAATCATTCACAGCCAGCTTGTACAGCGTCGACAAGCCCATCTGCTGCGACGTGGCGGACGGTGTGAAGTCGATCGGGCCGCCAACCACCGTCGTGTTGTTCAGGAACACGCGGATCGCGCGTTGCGTCCCGGCCGCCGACACCTGCATAGCGCCGTGACCCGTGATCTGATAAACGCCCGCGTACCGGCACGTCAACCTGCTGTTGTTCGTGACGGTGTCATGCATCGTCGACGCGGCGTTACCAGCCTGATCGAAATCCTCACTGTTGAGCGCCTGGCTAGTCCACGTCGCGGTCGTGCAAGACGTTGTCGCGCCGGCCCACGCGCGTACGGCCGGGGCGTAGGAGACTTCGAGGATGCCGGCGTTCATGATGTTGAAGTTCGCCGCGCTGGTCGGTGTCGCGCCGCCGGAACCGTCCGCCCATGTCAGCCCCACGTACGGGATAGTCGGCACTTAGGCTCCGTTCCTTCGCTGATGCTTCCGCTCAGCCCCACGGAACCACGAAAACAGCTTCTGCCCGTCAACGTAGAGGTTGATCGGCCCCGTGTCGCCGACCGGCTCCGGCCTGCCCAGCCCGTTGTAGGCGAGGTTCCAGCCGGGGCGGAGCCAGCCGCCCTGGTCGTACGTCGCCACATGCACATGATCCGAGTGGCCGCCCTCACGGTACGAGTTCAGCACCCCGCCGAAGATCGAGCCCAGCGGATCGTAGAACGCTTGTTTCACGCCACGATCTCCGATCAGTGAGAGGAAGAAGCGGGCCATCTGGCCGGGGCCGTCTGCGACGTCGATCGCTTTCGACGGATAAATCGAATGATCCGACCGGGTGCCGTGCTTCGTGACGGCGCCCTTCCGGTAGCCGGACGTGAGATGCAATCCCATCGCCTGGGCGCGGCTGAGCTCGTCGTACAGGGAAGGGTCGATGCTCTTCGGGCCGGTGCCGAACCCGCCGAACATGCTCTTGTACTTGTTCGGATCCACGTCACCGATCGGGCTATGAGACGCCGCCGAACCGATCGCCCCCAACACGCCACCCAAAGCCTTGCCATGGTCAAGCACCCACTTAAACGCCTTCACGAGCTCGGTGAACGCGTGCACGAACGCTGCCACGGGTTTCAGCGCGTCCACGATTGCGTTCTTGATGTCGGCGATCATCTTCGGCAGCGCCTTCACCTCCTCGAGCTTCACGAACCACTTGTAGAGGTAGTGGAAGCCGTCGGCGGCGATCTTCACGAAGTAGCCGATGTTCGCCCATAGCGGCGTGATCGACTTCAGCTGCTCGTACTGGAACTTGTACTTCTCCTTCAGCTTGTCGAGGTTCCCTAGCTGGCTGTTCAGGGCGTCCGTCAACGCCACGATCTTGGGGAGAAGCTGCTTCCCGATCTCAACTTCGAGGTGATCCATTTGCGCCTTGTACTGCGCCATCCCGCCCGCGGCCGTGGCAGCGTACGCATCAGACTGGCCGTGCAACTTCTTGTTCACCAGGTGAATGACCTTCTCCGCGGTCACCTGCTTGTCGTTCACCTGGGCTTGTGCTTTCGCGCCGTCGTACTGCGCCTTCGCATTATCCAAAGCCCGCTGTTTCTGCGCCTCCTCCGCCGGCGTGAGCTTCCCGAGCGCGTCATAGTGGGCGTTGATGGCGTCCTTGACGGCGTCGTAGGCGTGTTTCGCCTTCGCCTGTTCCGTCGTCACCGCCTGCACCTGCAACCCCAGGCTCTTGGCGGCGCGTTGGCTGCCCGCCATCGCCGACGTCAACAACCTTGTGGCGGTCTCCAGGTCAACGCCCTTGAAACGGGCCACATCCTGCGCTGTAGCGAGATCAACGGTCGCTTTCTTCATGTTGTGTGTCGCTACCAGCAACGAGCCCAGCGCGGTCTTCGTGTCCGTGTCGGTGAAGCCGAGCTTCCGGCCGGACTCCTCGAGCTTGTCCACCTGTTCCTTGTACTTGCCCGCGTCCAGCCTGGCGGTTTTGAACGCCACATCCAGCCGCGTGTTCGCCGACTCGGCGTCCATCGCCGCTTTTACGCTCTTCTCCAGCCCGATCGCCAACCCTCCGGCGACGGCTACCCCGGCTAGTTTCGCGCCGCGGCCGACCTTCTGCATCCGGGTTTGCGACTTGTCCATCGCCCGGTCGAAATCCCGGGTGTTCGCCGTCAACAGCGCTTCCATGCGGGCGATCGTCGACGTCACTTCCGCACCGACGCTTTCCGGCGAATGTTCGCCTCCAAATCATTCACCACGGTCAGCACGTACGCCTTATTTGCCCGCCTAGACGCTGGACGCAGGAAAGGCATAGCCGGGATGTACACCGTGCCGTACTCGAAGAACCGCAAAAACCAGGGATCGTCACCCCACTTCGTCGATGACGCCTCAGCCGACAACGCGACCGTGTTGCGGTGCGGATTCACAACCTCAACCGAAATGTCGAGGTTGTCGTAGCCGCGGGCGGCGGCCTGGGACGAGGCGAGCCGCTCGCCCTCCTCCACCCCGACCTGAGACCACACCTTTTGGGCGCGCTGCATCGTGTCGGACGCTGCTTTCTTCACCGCGGGGAAGTGCTGCTCCAAGAGGAACCGTTTCGCCATTAGTTCCTTCTTGCCTCTTCTGCTTTCGCGGCGGCCTTCTGCGCTTCGATCCAGAGTTGCGCAGCCCTGACCCAGTACAAGGGTGTGTCCTCTACGTCACGGACGGGGCAGCGGAGGGCTTCTGCGACAGCGAAGTCTCCTGCCCATTCGGGGGGCTCGCCGGCGTCGAGATGGAGTCCGCGGGCGGAATAGAAGAGATACTCCTTGAGACGTTTCCCTCTTCGCTCGCCGGAGTAGCCGCCTCAAGCAGCTTCTCCGTCAACCGTGTCAGCACCGGATACGGCAACCGCTCCAAATTCCCCTTAGACAACGGCAACGGCTGCCCGTTCTCCGTCAGGTTCCACGACAACAACGCCAACTCCAGCCCCTCCACCAGGCTCGTCTCCATCCACCGTGGGGTGACGGCGTTCCCGTCGAACACGAACTCGACCGGCTCACCGCCAATGTCGACGGACACGGTGAGGGGGCGTTGCCGGGTGAAGCTACCCAGTTCGGGCATCAAGATCCTCCTGCGACAAGACGACGTGCCCGTCAGGGGCGACGATCTCCTTGTCAACCTTCGGATGCTTCACCGTGAACGGCTCCTTCACCACGGACGCGTCAGCGCCCTGCGGCTCCGGCGTCTCGGTCTTCTTCTCGTCAGCCATCAGTACCTCCTCGTTGAGAATCCGTGCGGCTTCCACCGGTTCCAGCCCAGCACCGTGTACCAACTGCGTTTCACGTTGTAGAGGTACCGCGCCATCACAGAGCGGCGGTCTTGTTGACGGCCGTGATCCGGGCGAACGCCCCGGGCGCGCTGAACGTCGAGTCGTACACCGGCGTCAAACCAACCTCAACGACCTTCAGGCCGTCTTCGTCGTCGTAGCCCGGGTACTCGTTCACCTTCGCCGCGAAATCAATCGTCAGGCTGTAAAACGCTGTGGATGAGCCGGCCAGGACTGTGGACTTGGCCTCGAGCCGGATAAACTTCGTCGCCCCAGCACGGGCCGCGGTCAGGAACGCTTCACCCTGCGAATCCGCGCTGCACCTGAGTTTGCAGCTGATCGTCGGAGCCAAATCCACATCACTCGCGTAGGACGCGCTCGCGCTGTTGATCGGCCACACCGGGCCGGAGTATCCGCCAATAGCGAACTCGGCGTTGAAGTCGCGGGTGAGTTTAGTGGTGCCGATCGACGCGAACGAATCATTCGAGTAAATGTTCAGATGGGTTGGCAGCACGATCGCCTCTTCGATCACGGTCGGCGTCGCGGTGAGGGTGATGTTGGCCTGGTAGTTCTGCGCAAACCCGCTACCCGAGATCGACAAGCCGTCGGTGCGGTTGTAGGTGAACGTGGCGTCAGTAATCACCACGTACGTCGCCTTCCCCGCCCTCACCGAGGAGCCCTCCTCGACGGTGTACCGGGCGTGCGTCTCCTCCGACCGGTTCAGAGGCTCGTACAGCCACTGCTTACCCGTCGTATCCACGGTAGTGGCGGTGACATCTTTGAGGAGCCCTGACAGGACGTACACGACTTCGCTGTAGCTGCCGGCGCCGTCGATGGTGATCGTTGACCAGTCCTTACCCGGAGTCACCGCCGACGGCGTCTTGGAGCCCATCGGCGTGAACGTGTTCATCTCCAGGTTCGGGTCGAGCTTGAACCCGATGTACTGAAGTAGCTTCCCCGCCGCCACGCCGGTGCCGGGGGTCGTCTCCTTGCCGATTTGTACTGACCTGCTGACGGTTGAAAGTTCCGGCACCCTGCGCCTCCTCTAATGGTCTAACCCTGTTCTACGGCCAAGACGCAGCCCGATAGCCGATTCTGGCCCTACGCTGGCCCCAATGGCGTTCAACCTACGGATGCCCGACACGCTCAAAGCCCAACTGCAAGCCGCAGCGAAAGAGAACGGCCGCTCACTGAACGCGGAGATCGTTCAGCGGCTCCTCAGGAGCTTGCAGGGTTACACGCGTTAGAGGGCGTGCGCCCGGATCCGGTACACCCCGCCCGACTGCAGCCAGAGCTCGCCGTTCTGCTCGAACTGCGCCGGTGACGGTGTCGGCTCCTCCCGGAACGAATGAACCTGCAACGACGCGGTCGCCGCCTCATGGTTATGCAGCAGCACATCCAGCTGCGCACCGATCGCGTTCACCTCTGTCCGGTCAGGCTGGCCGGTGCCCTGCCAATGCACACACCCGCGGACATGATACGTCGCGTCCAACCAGACACGGGTCAGGCCGATCACGTACACGTCCGAGCCATCCAAGAAGTCGACACGGACGAGCGGATCCGCGAGTGTTTTCTCTACGACTTCGGGCATGATGCCGCCGTTCAGCATCCCCATCAGAGTGCTGTCACCCTCCAGGTAACTGACGAGCCAGGAGCCGAGTAGGTCTTGCTCGTTAGCCAACGAGACTGGGTTGGTAGGAGCGAGCCACAGCCAGGCTCGACGGGGGCATGGTGATCAGGGATGGGCGCGCACCGGCGAGCATGATCACGTTCGTGGCCTGCCCCGACGATGCCGGCCCCAAGTCTTGCGAGTAATGCTCCACGTCCCTGTCCATCACCGCAGCGACCGCCTCGAGCACGGCCTGCCGGACGTTGCCGGGAACGGCCGGGAATCCCCACACGCCTGTCACCTCGATCTGGTCTGACCAGCGCGGCTCGATGACGTCCTGCGTGAACTGAAGGCTGGTGATCGGCTGCCACGGCCGCCGCACCCTGGGCCTCAGGATCTGGTCACCCGCCGCGACAGTGGCGAGGCTGTTCCCGTCCTTGTCGAGAATCCGCACCAAGGTAGGGGTGGTGGAGAGGTCACCGATCCTGACCGGCCAGTACCCGTTCGGGTCGAAGATCCTCACAGCGGAGCCGCCACCATCGAAGCTCTTGAACTCCCGTTCCGACTCCTCATACATGCGATCTGAAATGTCATTGATCACCCTGACCAGGTCGAGGTCGTTGCTGGTGTTGACGGTTTGGCTCTGCAGCCAGTCCTTCGCCTCGCGGAGCCCGACCAGGGCGCGGGCGTTTAGTCCGGCGTTCGAGGTGAACTCGGACGGGTCGACGATCACCTCCCACTCTTCCGTCGCCACTACCGCGCCGGCACCCTCGAAGCGCATGATCCAGTAGCCCTGCGCCGTCAGTGACGGGCCAGGGTTCGGCTGAAACACGCCAACGCTCGTCTTCTTCACCGGGGTGGAGCTCGAGTTGAGCGTCGACACCAACACGTTGTTGAGCAGAACGGATTCGACGCCGGCGGCGTCCTGGAGGCGGACGGTGAGGTTTGTCGGGTCTGTCGGGGTGCCGGCGATCGTGAACGTGGCGGTCGGTTCCGACCAGAGATCACCGACGTCCTTGTGCAAGATCTGGGCCATTGATGGTTGTACGGCTAGGGCGGCGTATCCGACCCGGACACTGAACCGCCTGTGACGTCGCGTACCGTCACATCCGGCCCGGACGTATCCGACGCGGCAGCCCCCGCCCCGAGGGTGTCAGAGCCGCTCACAGACGGCCCCGTGGTGTCTGTGAGCCCAACAGCGGCCAGGATCGTGTTCACGATACTCACGGCGCCGCCGTACACGGTCACGCCGAACGTCGCCACCATCGACCCCGTCACAGCCACCGTCGCGCTCATCCGGTGCGCCACCTGCTTGGCGATCGAGGCGGTAGCGATGACCGAGGCCGTGAGGGTCGTGGCGACGCCTCGCCGCATGGAGGCACTCACGACAACTGCCGTGGCGGTCATCGCTACCAACTTCACCTTGATCGTGGAAAGGGTCGCTGTCAAGACCACGCTCGTCGCGGTCAGGCGCTTACCAACCTGCTTGAACATCGAGGCGGTCACCGCGACGCTCGAGGCGGTGAGAAGCTTCCCCACGCTCCGGGTCATGCTGGCCGTCACAACCACGGCTGTGGCCGTCATAGCGAGCAGCTTCACCTTGATCGTCGTCAGCGTGGCCGTCACCACGACCGCGGTTGCGGTCAGGATCTTCCCCACCTGTTTCAGCATCGACCCGGTCACCACCACGCTCGAGGCGGTCAGCAGTTTGTTCACCTGCTTGGCCATCGACGCTGTGACCACAACCGCGGTGGCTGTCATCGCGAGCAGCTTCACCTTCACCGTCGCCATCGAAGCCGTCACAGCCACCGTGGTGGCAGTCATCAGCTTCCCGACCGTCTTCAGCATGGATGCGGTAACAGCCACCGCCGTCCCGGTCAGGTTCTTGCCGACCTGGCGCTGCATCGACGCGGTCACGACAACGCTGGTGGCGGTCATGGTTTGCGGGATCGTGGCCGGCCCGCCCAGCGTCCAATCAGGCCGTGGGAAGCCGAGGAACGGAACCCCCATCTTCTGAAACATCCGCAAAGTGGGTAGCAGCGGCTCAACCTTCGTGTAGCCGAGCTCTGCCACGCCGGCGCTCGACGCCAAAGCCAACTGGAACCCGATCCACGACACGGTCGGAGCGAACCCCGTCGCGTTCCCAGCCTGCGTCGTCGACGCCGAGCTCGAAGACAAGAAGTCATCGATCGTGCCGACCGCATGCCCGGTCGTCGCCGAGATGCGGCCGTTGTCGATCCGCTCCGTGAACCCCACCGAAGGCGAGTAGTTCGCTGTCGCGCCACCGGACGTGTCGGAGCCGGTCTGCCCGATCAGCGTCAGCCGCATATCCCCGGACAGGAGCCCCGACAGGGCCGGTGTGGTCTGGGTGTTGCCTGTGCCGGTGTTGTTCTGGACATCACGGATGATCGACCCGGCCCCGGTACCGACCGTGAGCGTGTTCGGAACCCCCGAGTACGCCGCAATCCAGCAGCTGACAACACCGCCCGCGGCGTGGGTCAGAGTCGGCGCGGACTCAGCCCCGTTATCGCGCTTCGCGAAAATCCGTACAGCGCATGTGGAGCCGTTCGTCGCGGACGCAACCAGCGTGTAACCCGAAACAGTGGATGCGACGTTGTCGAACTGGTTCGCGACCAGCAGCAGAATGTCGTCCGTCGTGTGGCCCGCGGGGAGGCCGATCGACGCGACGTTGCCTGAGTCTGCTCCTGCTAACGCACCGACCGCACGGAACGCGATCGCCACGGGACTAAGTCATCGCGTTGACAGCGAGATCCTGCACGACGATCGTCTCCGACGTCGACCCTGACCTTTTCGCATCAATATGGATCGTCCCCGCCAACGTCGCATCGACGTTCACCGCTGCCGCCGCGGACGCTGGAACCATCATCGGGTTCCCCGGCGACGTAATCAAAGCACTCGTGCCGTCAGCGTGGAACACGCCGTACGCGAACAACGGCGTAGCGGTCGGCACAAACGTCGTCGCGTCCCCTCGAGCCTCGATGTAACAGTGGAACACGGCGCTGATGTTCGTCTTGTTCAGCGTCCACGCCGTCGCCGCGCTGGTCGCAAGGATGGTTCCGCCCGCGTCAGTCGGCGTGCCCGTCTGGTGGCGGATCTCGATCGTGAAGTTCCCCGGCGTCGCCACCGTCGTGCACTTCAGCAACATCACGATATGCCAGCGGCGGCCCGGCTTCAGCCAGTACCCCGCAGGGAACGCGAGGTTCGTCGCCGGCACACGCAAGACCGGAACCATGCTGATCGACGTGGTGATCGGTGACGTCGACCCGAAATCCGCGGACTGGAAATACGGATCCCTGGTCTCGTGATAGTTCTGAGTCTCGCCGGCCAACTCAGATCACCGTGTGCGAGTCGGGATCGGACACGTTGATGCTGGCCACGGAGTTGATCTCCTCGTCCTTCTTCAACGCCTTCTCAGCCTTCCCACGGGCCTTCTCAAGGTCGGGCTGCTCGTTGTTCGGAACCCACGGGCCGACATCGATGATCCGGGAATGCTCACCCGTCTTCTTCTTGTCGACGTACACGCGGGCAGCGTTCACGCGAAGATCGCCTTAATGGTGAACTGGATCGAATCCGAAGCCGACAAACCGATCCCGGTGAAGTCACCCTTCAAAAACAAGGTGCCACCCGACGCGGCGGTAAATAGGCCCGCGTTCGTCACCGTCCCCGCCCCAGTCGCCGTCCGGGTACCGATGACCTGGTAGGTGTCGTTCGTAACCGTCGTCGTCTGCTGCGTCGACGTGCCAACCGTGTGATCTGTCCCCGCCGAGGTTGTGAGGTCGACGAGCTTCTCCGTAAACAAGGTGGTGTCGGTGACGGCTGCGGTTCCTGCGCCGGTGCCCCAGCCGATGTTCTTCGGCTCCGCGGTGCCGACCGCGCCGACACGGGCGGTGATGACGTCACGGCCTGCGTTTACGACTACGGTCGCCATCCAAGCCTCCAGAGAAGTCGCTTCAACGGGTTTTTGTGCCAGTAGGAGACAACCCCCAGATCCTCCCGTGTCCCATCCTTGCGGATGACTACGGCCTCGATGGTTGCCTGCTTGATCTGGCTGTTCGCTTCCACAGTCCTGTTGTACGGCTACGCCGGACTGATGCTTCCCGACGGGCCAAACCGGCGCAAGAAAATGTTCTGCTCCGCGCCCGTGTTCATCCGGATCCCCCACTTGTGCTCGTCCTGCCAATGCGGCCACACGATCACCTGCGCGATATGCCCCAACAGGGCGGACGCGTCACAGTGGATCTTGAACCCCGCCTCACGGATCTTCCGGCAGAACTCGAGGTCTTCGTTCTGTTTCCCATACGTCTCGAAGTACGGATCCCCGATCGCTTCGAGAACGTGGCGTTTGATCACCATTCCGGCCTGGCCGGCGGCGTAGATCTCGAACAGCCCCTCAGACGGCATCTCGGTGTGTAGGACGTGGGCGTCGTCCTGTTCCCCCTCGAACACAACGTGCGGGTACGGCGACTGGCGCTGCAGGCACAACGGCACCACCACGTCCACGTCATGCGAGACGAGTCGCTCGAGCAGGTCGGGGAGGAATACGTGGTCGTCGCCGATCAGGAACAGCCAGTCTCCTTCCATACCGCGCGCCAGCTGGTTGCAGTTCTCCGTAACGCTGCTGGTGGTTTTCCAGTCGTAATGCGAGATCAGATCCCCCGAATAGGACAGGAGGCCGATCAGGCATTGTGCGAACAGCGAGTACCGGGACAGTTCACCGGACACGACGCCGACGGTGCCGGGAAGCATCTGTTTCTTCGGTACCTCCCGCAACTGTGGGGCCTGGCCGGTCGTCACTGCATCCGCTGCCAGTACTGCAACGTGGATTCCATCTTCGTGGCGAGCTCGTCCCAGCCCTGCTCCTCGATCTCCGTCATCCGTGTCCCAGTCCACTTCCCTTTCACCAATGGCCTCGCAGGGTTCCCCACCCACGTCTCACCGGCGGGAACGTCCTTCACCACCACCGCGCCCATCCCGATCCGGGCATCGTCGCCAACCGTCACGAACGGCTTGAACGTGGCGCCCTGGCCGACCCTGACCCTGTCACCGATCTTGACGTGACCGCCAACCGAGCAGTGCGGGGCTAGTTCGCAGTCTTCGCCGATCTGTGCGTCATGGCCGACGTGAACGCCCTTCATCAGCCACGACCTAGCACCAACCCGTGACGGCTCGTCCAACCCCGCATCGACGGTACACAATGCCTCGACGCGGGCCGTCTTCGAGATCAGCGGCGCATAACACGCCATCCCCGGCCTGTAGTCGCGATGTTCCGGTGGTTCGCCGATAACAGCGAGCGGGTGGATCATGCTGGCCTCTGAAACTGGCTCCGCGGCACCGCCGGCGACACATCACTATGAAGCCGCTTCACCGCCTGCCACATCTCACGCAAAGCCAAATCGTCGCCCGTGCGGAGGTACACGCCCACCTCGATAGTCAACTGCTCGAGCGCGCTGTACCAGACAAGGCGGCGATGCACTTCCTCCTCGTCGATCGCCACAGACCGCCGGTGCTGAGCAAGCTCCTGTTCGAGCATGAAGACTTGGGCGTGTAACGCGTCGAGCTCGCGGCGCAACTCATTCTGCATCTTCGTCGGGCTGCACCGGCCTGAACAACCCCGGATTCGACACAACGGCCGGGTGGTCGCCGCGCAACCTGGAATGCTTCGGATTGAACACCTCCGACATCAACACCCCATCAACTTCATAGTCGATGGCGGTCGGCTGTACCGGCTCAACCATCTGACCGGGACGGAACTTCACTGTTTTCCTCATGTGCTCCTCCTACTAGGAGTGTTGTGGCCCCGGCCAGTAGGAACCGAGGCCACAACCGTATCCGGGGGTTCGGCTAGGTGCCGTATCCCCAGCGCTTCTTCGTCTTCTCGTACAGGTACCGGAGGCCGTGCTCTTTCGCCTCCGCCGAGCCGGGCTCACCTGTGAACTCGCCGACCTTCGCCAGCGCGTAACCGCTCGGCGTGTCGTAGCCGTCGTCGCCCTTCTTCGGGACGACCCGGTCTGGTTCGGTGAGGTCTGGCTGCACCGTCTCGGATGGGGGAAGAATCTCCGCGAGCTTCTTCTCCGCCGAGGTTGGCTTGTCGTCTGCCATTCTGCTTCTTCCTCCTTCCTATGCGAGCTTGAGGGTGCGGAACGCGTTCGCGTCCACAACCTTAGCGCCGTTACGCCAGTACGCGTACAAGCCGCGCTGACCAGTGGGCATGTTGTTGGTCACATCGAACAGGTGCGGGATCGTCTCGACTGCCATCCCGATCCTGTCGACGATGACGTAGTAGTTGAAGTCGCCGTACACGCCGATCAACTGACCCGTCGTCATCGTCGAGCTCATCGCCGACGACTCGTACGCGGGCCGTCCAAGCAAGTTCGCCTGGAACTGGCCCGGACTCGGCACGTCCTGTGTTGCCAGCCCGCTCTTGAGCGTGTCGATCCACAGGCCGGCGCCGCCGGCGGTGTCGAACTGCCTGATGCGGTTCGCGATTCCTGCGTTCATCACGAACACGCCCCTGGGCCTGAACCTCGGCCCGAGGGATGCTGACCAGTTGTAGATGTCGGCGATCACGATCGCGTTCGTCGCCGCCGCCGTGAACACGGTCGTTGCGCCGGTGATCACACCGAACGGCTCGTTCGTGCCGTTCCCGAGCGTGAACTTCGTCGCCTCGAGCTCGTCCTTCGCATCAGCGAGCAAACCGCCCATCTCGCTGGCGAAGCTGGGCCAGTCCATGCCGATCTCGATCGAGAACGGAACGAACGCCCTTGCCTTCTCCGTGCTGATGGTTGGCTGTGCCAGCGTCGGAGCAGCGTCCGTCGCCGCTGTCGCCTCTGCGGCGTACGCGGCCGTGATGCCCGCCGAACTGACTCCGCGCCACTCGTCCACGCTGATGTTGATCACACGCGAAATGGAGCGGTACGGGTTGATCGCCAGGTTCGACGTGGGGATGATGGACGGGTCGAGCTCGAACGGAACCGCGAACCCGCCGGATGTTCCGGTCAGTGACGCGGCACGGCTGAACTCGAGCGCCCTTCCCTCCTCATGCGACAGGTAGGCGCCGCCGAGGTACTTCCCGAACGCCCGCTTGTACAACGGGCTGCCGGTGAGGAGCATGTGCCGCGACATGCGGCCCTCTTCGCCGTCGATGCGCTGCAACATGTCGTCGATGTGCTCCTGCACCTCTTCCGTCCGGTTCCTCGCTGACGGGAACTCGGCGTCCTCGAGCGCATACTTGGCACGCTCTTTGAACTCCTTGCCGGCGACGGCCGGGTCTCGGAAGTCATGCCGGATCTGATCGAGGTCGAAGATGTCCGCCTTCGGCCTTGCGATCTGCGGAGCCTCGATCTTCTCGGTTCGGGTGTTGTCCGAAGCGAGCCCTTCGATCCGTTCCCGGCGAGCCTCGAGCTCAATCCGGGTCTGGTACTCCTCGATCTGCTTGTTCAGGTTGTTCCAACGTTCCTTGCCGCTTTCGTCGAAGCGCTTGCCGGCGTTCTCAGCCTCGAGATCCTTCAGCTGCAACTCCTTCTCCGCGCACTCGGAACGCAATGTCTCTAGGACAGATGCCATGATGGTTTCGCCTCCCTTCTAATGTTTGGCTCTGCGTCTGAGTGCTGCGGCTCACCAGCCTCGGGAGTGGATGCCTCCGGCTCCGTCGGGGCGAGTGCTGCGGCTCGTATTCCCTCCAACAAAAGCTGAAGCCGCTCATCACTGGCGACCAGGCTTCTGAGGAGAAACTCGTCTGTGGCCGACCGGATCCCGGCCGTCGTGCCCTTATAGGCGGGGATCGGCGTCGGGCCGAACTCTTTCACCTTCAACTCCGTCATCGTCACCTCTGGCAGCCCCTTCGGGTTCCAAGAGGAACGCGTCGGTCTCATCACCGCGTCCTCCTTGACAACGTCGAACTTGTATGAAGAGCCGTACAGTCCCGCTTCGAGCCCCGGAAGGAGCGAGCGGATCTCCGGCGTATCGAACAAATCCACCTCATACGACGTGTCAGCGTTCAACGAGCGAATCGGCCCGAGAACCTGCACCCCGAACCTCGGATCGAGGCCGTGGTGGAACAGGACACGCATGTTCTGCACCGATTCCGTGATCGTCTTCTCGAACGCGCCCGGTGCGGTGCGTTCGAAGTAGTGCCCTTCGATCATGCTGTTGATTTCCGTCCATTCGCCGGGGGCTGCGAACTGGCCGTGCAGGGTCGGCATCCCCTCGCCTTCAGCTGTGCGGACACCGATCCCGGACGTGTCGACGCGGATCAGGTCTTCGTGTGGTCTATCCATACTCTTGTTCTACGGCTAACCCGGAGGCAGCATCGGCATCGCGGCCGGATCGCCTGTTCCGTTGGACGGCTGACCGGCCCCGGCGGGCTGCAACTGCACACTGAACAGGCCCGTGTGCTGCAGCCGCTTCAGATCACCGGACGTGACCGCGTCAACGACGGAGGCGGGCTCGTAGCCGGCGTCGATCAGGGACTTGGTGGCGGCGGCCTGCATCTGCTGAACCTCCGCCCTGTCCTTGATGTCTTCCTGCAACGCGGGAATGTCGCGGTCGTCGTACCACAGCTGCGCAGCCGGCGGCGTCGGAATCAGGGTTTGCAGGCTCGCGGCGGCGTTCTGCCACAACCAGCGGATCGTCCCATCCACAAACCGCCGTCTAGCCTGCCCGTAATTACTGTACGTGGCTGAGGCGAGGCCCTCTGAGAAGCCGGCGACGATCGGCGGAACCCCGGCCGCAGCGGCAATCCGTGTCTCGCCGGCGCCAATGATGGCTTTCATGTCCGAATCGGTGAAGTTCGTCCCGAGCGGTGTCGCATCGACCGCAGCCCTCAGGAAGATGCTTTTGGCGACGTTGCTGCCGCCCTCGTGCTGGCCCCGGTAGGCGGCCACGAACTCCTCGAACCGCTCCTGCGTCATGCTGGCTTTGTCGATCTGGAACAGGAAGTTATGCGAGCCGCCATGCTGCAAGAAGTCGATCTTGTGATCGCGGAACCCCGAGTCGGCCATGATCTCCCGGACAATCGGCGTCATCCACGACATCCCCCGGTAGCACGCCAACGGATCCGGCAACGGCGCGTAATGCGCCACCTGCTCACGCACGTACCCGACAGGGTCATTGCCCGACGCGATGCCGCCGGGCCAGTACGCGTACCCCTCAACCACAGCGTCCGGATCCTCTTCGCCGTAGCCGGATAGGACGATGGCGCACCAGTCGGGGCGGAGGCGTTTCAGGTAGTCGCCCTGCCTGACAATGAAACTGTTGCCGGCCAGGCTGATGTCGAGCTCCATTCGCGCCAACAGGTCGCTCGTCGTCCTGCCTGGTTCGGGCTCCTCGAGCGGCACCAGATCGGCGTTCCCGAAATACTCGCCAGGCCTCCCGGATTGCAGCCGGCGGAACTGGAACCTGGCCTGCGAAAACACCTGAAGTCTCGACAGGATGCAGGCGAACACGATCCCGTTCCCCATATACCCGGCACCGGAGTAGCCGCGGATGTCCTGCTGGATCTCCTCCAGCTTCTTGTCCGAGTACGTCGGGCCGAGCCCGAACAACGGGTAGAAGCTGTTCTGGTACTGGAAGTACTCGCCGTACTGCTGCAACGACAACGGAACACCCGAACGCACACGCTCAGGCGCCGTGAGGTCACGCACAACCCCGATCTGGTCAGGGCCGTATCTCATACGACAAGCCCCGTTTCCTTGCGTCGACGACACGCCTTTTGCCTACACGCTTCTCCGCAGAAAACAGCTTGTGGACGGTAAGTCAACAGGGATTTTCCGCACATCCAGCAAAGGTGGCACGCAATGTCGGTGCGCATCTTTCCTACCATCGGGCTACGCCTTCTCATACGAGCGCGAACCCTCCACTGGAAACCTTGGACGCTGACCACAGTGCGAACGTCGCCGCCACCAAAGGGGTGATGTCGATCGTGGAGCGTTTCCGCGCCCACGCCCACGAATCACCCAAATCCCGCGACTGGGCCCCTCTGAGCGCGGAACGGATCTCTGACGAGCCCAAGTGCACCATTTCCTGCTCGTTGACGAGGTCGACGAGGAACCCGCACGCGCGCCCGTACTCCTGCGCCGTCATCTCGACAACCTGCACGTCCATCTCCTCAAGCTCCGGGATCAGCGCGGCAGCGGGGCCGCGGCCGTCACAGACGAACTCAACCACGTCATGATCCCTGCTCAACCCTAAAAGCCTGTCTTTGAGCCAGCCGGTGCCGGGCTGATGGTCGACGATCTCCATATGCAGCTTGTCTTCGCCGTTGCGGCCGGCCACCGCGATCGCCGCCGAGGAACGGGCGGGGCTGATGTCGAACGCGAAACACACCGGGCTGACGATCTCCGACGCCGAATCGACCAGCTGATCCCACTTCTTCACGCTCACCGGGCCGTCATCACCGTCAGCACTAGGCCAGTCACCGACGCCCAGCCGTTCAACGGCGAAAGATCTAGGGTCGAGCTCGCGCATCTCAGCCGCCACATACTCCGGGCTGATCCTGATCCCCAACGCCGGGTTGGCCTGCGCCCACAACTTCTGATCAGCGGCCTGGGCCTCCTCGAGCTCGTCCGGCTTCTCCGCATCCACGCTCCACTCGAAGTACGCCAAACGCGGATCCTCACCCGCCAACGCGCGCTGCCGCACCCTCGCGAACACGTTCCCGTCGGGCATCGACTCCTGATCCACCGCCGAGCCGGTGTACCAGACCTGCGGATCCGGCTGCGCCGAAATCACAGGGAGGATCGAGCTCATCGACGCCTCGGGAATGTCCATCGCCTCATCGAAAATCACCGGCGACCCCGAGAAGCCGCGCCCACCGCGGCCCGTCCTAGTGCGGAACCGGATGCGGTTGCCGTTCTTGAACTCGATCACCTCCTTACCCACGCCACGCCAAACATGCTTCACCTTCCGCTTCAACACCGGCGTATCCTCGATCAGATCATCCAACCGGCGAAAACCCTCCAGCGACGTGTCGGAAAGGTGCGCTGAATGGATCAGCAACCGCTCGTCGAGGATCGTCGGCCCGATCAGCTCGCGAATCTCCAAAATCCCGTTCTTGCCGTTCTGCCGTGCCGCGCACACACCCACCGCAAAAGCAGCCCACTTCCCCGCCTTCCGCTTCAAAGACTGCCGTAGCACCATCAACTGCCACGGATCCAGCGTCACACCAACCTCAGCAATGAACCGGACAACCTCCGGCCAGCGCGGATGATCCCGGCCACCCGCCGGCACCACCATCACCCGCGGCCTCTGCCGACCTACCACCGACGGCTAACCCGCCTCACAGCACGGCCCGCGGTCGCACGGTTACACGCACGATGCTCCGGCCCCACATACCGCGACCGGTCATCATCATCATGCCCGAGATCCCACGGCTCACCCGGAACAATCACCCGGCCGCACCGCGCACACGCCACGCCACCCTCCGCAACCCGGCGAGCCCAACCCGCCCGCAAAACCTGATGACGCCGACCATAACCCCGACGCGACGTCGCCTTCACGTTGCCCCACCACGCAACACCGTGTGGAAAAAAACTGACAGGGCTGGGGTCATTTTGCCGTGTTTTTTCGCGGTGGCCCTCCCCCCCCGCCGTGGTGTTGTCGGTGTTGTGAACGTTGTCTTGTCGCGCAACGTTCTGTTTTTCGTTTTCGTTTGTTGCCTTGGCAGGCGTTGGCTTGTGTGTTGCATGCATGGTTGTACGGCTAGCAGGCTGCTGCCTGCTCAGTGGGCTTGTGCGCGTAGCTCGTCACGCAGCATGGTCATGCGCTGCCGCACCCATCCCACTGTCATGCTGTGGTGTTGGGCTAGTTCTTTCTCTGAGTAGCCGTCTCGCATCGGCGTCGCTATATGCACCAGCGTCCACAATGCCGGCGTCGACAGCAACCCCGGGTTGATCGTCGAGGGGGACGAGCTTGACTGTGGGGCGTTCATACACCCCCCCTTTGAAGACCCACCGGGTGCGGGGGGTGTTGATGCGGCCCCTCCATTCAGCTGCCCGGGCTCTGAGCGTGGTGCCGGCGTACGTGCTGAACAGGATGTTGCGCTGCTCGAAGCGTTGGCTGAGGATCCAGCATTCTTCGATGAGGTAGGTGAGGAGCTCTTCGTGCTGATGCTCATTCAGCCCTGGTGTGGTGCGGTGCACGATTGTGGCGCAGAACGCTTCAACATCGGTGATGTTATGCAACCGGAGGCGACCCTCGAGCACCCCCGAATCGTATTACCCGTGACGGATGGGCTCACACCGCGTGTCGATGTTCAGCACGAATCTCCTCATACCCAGGTGGCGGACAGTCGCACTCACGGATACGCGCCTCGCCGTTCAACTGCATCGGCTGGTAGCGGCCACAGTTAGGGCAATACGACTCATCGGGTGGTCGTCGTGGCGGTGTCTTGTCGGGGCTAGCCACGCGCCCTATCCAGTTTTCGTTGAAGCCTGGCGTAACGCTCCTCAGCACCATGATCCGGGGACGGGAACGGCCTAACGTGCATGAGCAACTGCTTCCCGATGAACTCCGTATAGGCGGGCGGCACCGCTTCACTGAGCTCTTCCAGCGTCATCCAGTCGATACCCATAGCCGCTTTCTGATCATCGAACGGGATGTCCCATGAGCCGATCTCCATCGTGCCCCTGACTAGGCCGCGGCTTGATCCTGTCCGCTGCTTAGACCTGCCTCCTGGGTAGCGGTCTTTCCCGTTCAGCAGGTGACGGCACGGCCACTCAGGGTCTTGTAGCGGCCAGTTCGTCTCGAACAGGCGGTGCCTCTGAATCTCCATCGGAGGATCGAACATCGTCCCGCACAACACGACCGGCTCCCACAGTGGGGCGCCATCGACATTCTCGATCACGTATGGCAAGCCAATCTCATACAGCAGCGCCCGTGTCTCTGCGATCAGATCGGGGTACTCGCCGACGTTGCCGGTGCGCTTGTACGCGGTGAACGCCTGACAGGGCGGACTTGCATGGATTGCGTCGACCGTGTACGTCGCTGCGACGTCGAGGGCGTCACGGACAGACATGCGGAACGGGTAGTTCGGTTGCTTGACGATGTCCACACCCACCACCTCGAACCCAGCCCTGTGGTAGCCCATCGCAGCACCGCCGGCACCGCAGAACAGATCGAGTAGCCGGGGCTGGGAAGGGGAGGAACGTGTCACCTCGGAGTTTTCGACGCGAGCGCGTGTAGCGGTGTCTTGTCGGGGCGCACCTATGCACACTCCCACGGAGACCAGCCCGCATCCAACCAATACGCGTGGGCCGCTCGCGCCTGACCCAACGCCGACCACGAATGACCGTACCGAGCCCGCGCAAACGACCCCATCTGGAACAAGCCGAGATACTGACCGTTCCGAGCCGACGTGCTGTACGTGTTCCCCGTCTCACACGCCACCACATCAAACGCCTCCACCCGCTGCGCCGGCGTCTTCCAGTACGCACGCACCGCCTTGAACACGTCCGGTGGCACCGGCGCTCGCGCCTCGCCGCGCGCAACCACCACCAAGAAACCGAGCGTAACTCCAACCAGAACCGTAACTAGCCTCACAGAACCACCTCCAACTCTGATTGCGGCAGCCAATGCGCCACAGACGCGCCAGCCCGTTTCGCCTCGAGCGGCAACCCCTTCGCCGACGAGCCGTACGCCCACCCCACAATCCGGTACCCGGGAAACTGGCCCGTCACCAGCCAAAACCGCCGATCATCCGGATCGTCCGGGTAAACGAGCAAATGACCGTGCTCATGCCTGGTCTGGCGAACCTCGTCACCGTTCAGCAGATCACCGTCGTAGCAGGGACGGTCGGCGGGAGGCAACCCGACACGCAACAGACCGGCAACGGCAACCTCAGCGCCGGCAGCGTCGAGCTCCACAGCAAAG